TTAGTCATATGTAAAGAATCAGCCAAGTTAGGTGAGGGCTGTCCTGTTCGCTTTTTCATTGCGTCTTTAGATTCAACTTGCTTTTTGCTTGTTGTTTGAGACTTGACCCAAATAGGGCTAGATAATTCTCTTGCTACTTTATTAAATAAATCGTCATCATCTATATCTAAGCTAATCATATCATGTGCTGGAACATCGTCCCCATTTTCGATAGCTCTAAAAGTATTATACATTAAGCTTGCTGTTACTCCATGAGCTTGAGCTTTTGCGTTTGTGTAAACATCTTTATTTGTTAATTTATCTCCCATAACAACATCATCAGCATTAACCACTGGTGAGCCAGCATCGAAAGGAATTACATCAGTGAATGATTGCTTATGTTCTTCGACAAATACGCTCACACCATCACCAAAGCCACCACAGCTATCATATCTAAATATATCAACATCATCTGCAAGTTCTAACGCTTTTATTGTTGCTTGCTTGAGGTCATCACTTCTAACCCATTCATGTAAGCTGATTATAGAGTTTCCCTCTTTGATACATACAGCGTGGAAGTCTTTACCTTGTCCTGCTGGGTCATAACCTACAACCCTTTGCCCTGTTAAGCGTTTAAAATTAGCGTGTTTACTTGCAAAACGACAAGCTTTAATCCATTGCAATTTAATAATGACGTTATCGCCTGAACCTAACGGAACACCCTCCCAAATATGCTTATATTGATCGGCTGGCAATACTCTTTCATCATGTTCCCTTAATACATCTAAATGTTTAGGAAAGTATTTATTATCCCAATAATTTACATGAGTTAATAATGTTTCTGGTGGAGTATTCACAATAAATCTCTGATAGGTGTCATCTAGTTCATTCGCTGGGTTAAATATAACGACTACAATTTTTCTGCCTGATAATGGTCTAATTGACGGTAAAAACTTTTCCCAAGAATTTTTAGTTATATTTTCTGCTTCCTCAACCAGCACAATATCTACGTTTGCAATTGATTTTAAATTGTTAATGTTATTTTTAAGCCCTTTAAATATGAACTTGCTACCGTTTATACCTCTTATCTCGTCAATCAGTGAAGTAAAAAAGTTTTCCAACCCCTCGTCTTTGATAACTGTTTCAATTTCTTCTTTGATTGATTCTTTAATTGAGCCTTGAAATTCACGACAACACAAAACCCTACATGGACGTATAGACGCTTCATATAAAACCGATTTGATTTTATCTTTTGTCTTTCCTCCACCTCGACCACCATAATCAACAAAATAGGAATACTCTTGCCTAAAGAAAGTCCTTTTTGCTAATATATCTTTGGCTTTTAAATAATAAGCCTTTTGGAAAACCTTTTGTGGGTTTAAATTACAAATCTTATTCTTCTGTGACATCTTCTATAGAGTCCCAAGGAGTAACATCGCTAATATTAATCTCTTGCTTTTGTTCAGATTTATCAGTCCAGCCCAATCTGTTTTGCATGTTAAACTTCCAACATGTAGCATTAAAACCATCTATTTTACCTGTAGCACCTAAACGACCTACATTAGCCCACCATGCTTGTGCGTGTACTTTGGCATATTCATAAGCTTCAGCAAGTTCAGGAAATTCCTCAAGTAGATAATAAAACTTTCTTGGGCTTACTTTTAAATGGACGCAAACTTCCTCCAACGTTTGACCTTGAGAGAATAAATCAGGTAATCTCAGTATCGCTTCATCAATAAATTTTTTATCAAATACTTTTCTAGGTTGCCTGTTTATTTTCTTGATAGGTGTCTTAGTTTCCTTTTTTGTTGCAGTTTTTGTTGTATTTCTTGGTTTTTTTGCTTGACTTTTCATATAAAATCCTATCGGTCTGCATAAGTTATGTAATCAATTATACCATTTTTGTAATTTTTTTAGAATTAAACTGATTACCAACTATATATTTATCAATCATTTTCCCACATATTCAAAGCTTGCTGTTAATCTTGCACTACTTAGGGATTTCCTTAATACACCTGTTTTTGAGGGTGGTTGTCTTATCGGCTTTTGAGTCATAATCCATTCTTTCTTTGCAACCATGCCATTAATCAAACTAGGACTAGAAGTCACTAAGGTAATCCTAAATCCATCATCTTTATACATCTTGGCAATTTCACAATTTAATTTATATCCTACTCCAATGCCTTGAAAATCAGGTAATACAACTATCCTGTGAATCCTTTTCATATTCTTAACTTTAGGGTGTGGAAAATGTAAAAGGCTACACCATGCAACTGGTCTACCATTCCATTCAGCTACATATTTTTTAGCACTACGATTATGACTAGCATTTAGATAATGATAGTGTTTAAATAATTGCCATTCCTCTTGCTTTCCCTCTCTAATGTCAATTTTGATTTCAGGTCGCCTAAGTGACCCCCTAGTATCTAAAAACTTCATTTCATTAACATCATAAATCCAATCAGGCTCTAACCATTCCTTTATGTCATAATGACAAGATATAGCAATAAATTGCTTATTGTTCTTTCTTACAAATTTTTGAATAGCTGAACTACCTACACATGCAACCTGTCTATCCACAAATGAAGTAAATTCATCATATAAAAATGGCTCTTTTTCTTCTAATATTAATCTTGCTAATTCCACTCTCATTTTTTGTCCATTAGAAAGAATATTAAAAGGTTTCAGCCAATCAGGTGGACTTGAAAATCCTACTTTACTCAAAACTTCTGTAATTTGCTTTGGTGTAAATTCTTCTGCAAAGTCATCTAGTATTGATGCACCATTCCACTCATAACCTTTAAATAATTTGTAACCTTTAAAGGCATTTTTGGCTATTGTCGTTTTACCTGTACCACTTGCACCAACAATCAAGCCAACATTCCAATTCATATCCTCAATCGGTATATTTACATCATACTCTTTCTTAACTTCATTAAATTGGCAGTCAAACATTCCCTTTACTTTGTTAATTCTAAATGATTCAGCTACCTTGTGATTAACTATAAACTTTGTATTTGGCATTTATAACCTTCCTTTGTAAGCTTGTTATATAATCTTTCTTGTTCGGCTTCACTATCACAATCTATAATAACGGATAATTTCTCTTGATATGTTTGTTCATCTAATATCGGTTCATCGTTGTCAGTGATTCCTAGCACGTTTTCAGGGTCATCAAATCCTAAAATATCCAAGTCATAATCCAACTCTTTCAGATGATTTATTTCGTTTTGTAGCATTTCGTAATCCCATTCAGAATTTAATGCTATTTTATTATCTGCAATAACCAAAGCTTTCTTTTGTGCATCAGTCAAACCATCTAATACAATACAGGGAACCTCTTTTATTTTTAAGACTTCGCAAGCTTGCAAACGACCATGACCAGCGACAATGCTATCATCTTCACCTATTAAGATTGGATTCGTAAAACCAAATTCTTTGATTGATGAAGCTATCTGATTAACTTGTCTTTCATCGTGTATTCTTGAGTTGTTAATATAAGGAATTAAATCAGTTACTTTTTTAATGACTGTTTGATAGTGTTTCATTTAATGAGTGCCTTTGTAACAAGTTTGTGCTTATATTATAAACCACATTATAAAACTGTCCAAACGCACCCATTTTTTCTAAAAAATAATTGTAAATAATTTAGTGCCAGTAATTAAACCTATTGCCACCAATGCAGATACACAAAAAATTTTAAAGAATAAGTTTTTAAATGTAGGTAAAGTTTGAGTTTGTTTTTCCATAAATAACCCTATTTCATTGCCTTAGCAATTGCATCAACTAAATTATCTGTTCCTGATACAAATGGGACATAAACCATTTTATTTTTAGTTCTGAAAGTATAATAAACTTTGTAACCGTTTTGGGGATAACGGAAAACTCTCACTATATTTGTGCATACTTTTGTCTTAGCAGTCACTCTTTCATTTACTAAAGTTATCAAATAATTACCATCCATTGTAATTTTATTAAATGCACCGAGCATTAGTTTGTCAGACCAATTTGCATAACGTCTATAATGTCGCTAGAAGTCATGTTCTTCATGTTAAGGAATCCCCCATTAGTTTGGTTTGAGTTTTGAGACTTAATTTTGTCATAAACATCATTGACACCCTCACCCATTAACCATACTTTTGTTCCATAACCACCTTGTTGACTGTTTGTGTGTGAGTTCATATCAAAGTTACTTTGTGAACCACTTGTTAAATTAGGAACTCTCCACGGTTGCCCATCTTTGTAATCTTGCAACCACCTCATTGGATCTCTTGCAAACATACCTATTTCATCAGTCGTGGGTATATCGTCATTCACTAACAATGTAGTGCAACAACAAGCCCAAACTTGACCAGATAAATTATATTGGGAAGTCCCTGAGTTTCTAGCACCTATGAAAAATTTTCCTCCAATTGTGCCATTGTAGCCATAATTAACATTGAGCCAAGAACCTGCTAATTGTGTTGTAATTCCTGTAACTGGATTAGTCTTGTAAAACATAAATTCATTATAATAATTATTAACAAAACCACTTGCTACACCTGTTTGCCCACCACGATAAACGACTGTAATCATATGCAAATCAGAATCATTAAAGCTATCTGCTGACGTCCAATCTAACCTGTTAAAGTTTGTTCCTACTCTAAAGCGTAATTTACGATCATCTGATAATCTCAAATAAAATTGCCCTGTGTTTGTTCCTGTTGAGTCGTCTCCTTGTCTCCACAATGCTTGAGCGTCATTTGATGCGCCAGTTTGTGTGTATGCTATTGTAACCATCCAAGGCTGACCAATTTGAGCTGTTTTCCCTGTTGCTGATTGTGTTGCAGGTGTAGCCCTGCGAATTGGTGAGCCTATAGCACTTCCAGCGTTACCAATACAAAAATCATTGTAACCATCAAACGCTAAAGCTTTATTCCAACTGGTAAGCAATGGTTGAACTACTGGAACGTCCTGAACTTGTATTGTGAATTGTCCTGTTCTACTTCCGTAAGAATTACCTCTTGTTACAACTACCGTGTATGTCGTTGTTTCATTAACATCAGATAAAGTACCATAAAGCAAGCTAACACCGTCCCACACCAAACCTGAACCTGTTGGGTAAATAGATAGGCTTGTTGAATAAGATAGCATTCCAGTAGGGTTTATTTGGATATTCATTACGTCACCCTCTTGCCTAATGTAATTTGAACCTATAAACAATGGTGGAGCTAAATCAGCATTTGTGAGTGATGAAATTTCTGTATAAATTGGATCAGTTGAACTAAGCATAGGATTATAAATGCTTGGAACATTTGTTTCTAAATTACTTCCAGTTGTAGGTAAATACCAAGTTTTGCCACTTGGGTCATCATCAAATGTATATTCTGTAAACGTCCCTGTTCCACTTGATAATGTACCATCATAGTAGATAGCTTCATCAGTTGAGCTAAATAATGGGAATGTATAACGACCATCAGGTGATTGTATATATCTATAATACATTGTGGGAGCAACTGGGTCTAATAGATGAATTTTTGGTAAACTAAATATTCTTCCCTTGTTGTCGTGTATCTTAATCCCTAATTTGTATGTATCGCCTTCTATCGAAACAGAATTAGACCTTGTGATTGTATGCCATTCGCTATTATAGGAATCCCAATAATCAAGGTGCAGATATGCATTTGCATTTATACCCACCCTTAGTTTTACTGGGTCTTGATTTGCGAAATCTATACCATTTTGACTTGTTACAAATGCATTAACGCCACTCCAACCTGTATCAATATTTGCTGTTAACTCCCCAGCATATGTCCATGGGCCTTTATTGCCTACATGAAAAGAATGAGCAAATTTTAATCCATCTCCTCTGCCACCAGAATTATTTAAAAATAATGTGTTGTTTCCTATTCCTGTTGTGTCGTTTATGTCGATTAATCCAAACGTCATGGTGCTTGGCACACGAATGTCAAAAGTAAAATATTCCCCAGCTTGGTCAATTGTTTCTGCAGTTGATAAGCCTTGACCGTTATTGCTTGAGCCTGTACCAGCATAAATATCAGGTCCACTTGGGTCAATCAATCCAACGGTTGTACAGGTTGTATTTTCCCCGCCAACATCAGCTACCATTGTTGCGTATGGGTCGCCTATGATAACGCACTCAAATGCTCCTACTGTGAATAATTCATTAAGCTTATTAACTACATCGGATAAGCCGCCAGTTTGAGGAACGCCAGCAATAGTTACTAACCTATGGTCTAATCCAGCAAAGTGAGTAGCACCACCAATTGAAGAATTGATTTTAATCATTCCATTTTCTTGTAATGCAGTTAATGAATTTACAGGATAAACATGCCCTGTTCCCTCTAATATTGTTGTGCTTGTTGGGTCAAGCCTAAAATCGGCTGATACATCTGTATTTAGATATATAGGTGTAATTTCCTGATAATCGGTTGCTTGCTCATTGATGTAATCAATAACACCTTGTCTATCAACACCATTACTAGCAAGATTATTAAAATTGACGTCACAAACCTCATCATAATGCAATTCTGAAAATAAAGTCCTGAATGTAACCCCATCCGATTCAACTCTATCAGTCCTACGAATGATAATAGCATCTGAATTTGTTGGGTGTGCTATTGCGTCAATTGTTCCTATCGTTTTAGGTTCTACCGTTGTTTCATCAAAGAAAATAACGCCCTTATTTGTATCTGAATATATTTTAATAGTCATCTTTAGATTACTCCGTTAAGTACCATGTTAAGGCTCTCATTTTAACTGTTCCTGCTACATTACTTCTAATCTGAAATTTACACTTTCCAGCATCACCCACACCATTGGTATCAATTGTATCTCCAATAAAAAATGTTAATGTGGGTTCAGCAGGATATTCTATATTAGTGCCTTTATTCATAATCATAGTATTTTGTTCAATATAAAAATCTGTGTCAGGTGTTGTTCCTGAGTGCCTTTGGAAACATAGTCTCACATCAATTTCACCCTCATCTACAAGAGGTAGATAAGTGAAAGACGCACGAAATGTACCAAATGATCTAATCGTTAATCCCTCCAAGCTAAATAATCCTGTAGCGTCATCATATGGATCGGCAACTGCGTTAACCATTGTTTCTGGTCTATAATCAAATAAGCCATTATTTGTGGTTGTAACAAAATTAACATCCACCCATTCATTAACGTCGTTACTTTGAATTACCGTATCTGTAGTTGAGCCACCATTATAAAAATCAGTTAATAAACCAAAATAACCGATATTCGCATTTCCCTCAACTGACCTTGAAACGTTTTCCCATGCTCCAATAGTTGAATTGTAAACAAGTATTTCTCCATGAGCTGAATTTTCAGTATTCATGTCTGTTAGGTCGTTTGTGCCTGATACGTTTGAGCCACCAGCACCACCCAAAGGGTGTATTCTAGTAAATCCCATAACTTATACCTCTCTAACTATAATGATTGCCCCAGAATCACTATAAGCCCAAGCTCCAGTATCTCCTTCATCATTTTTTATGTAATCATGTTTTAAGCATAAATTAAAAGGGTCGTTTGTTGTTGGTTCGTTTGTTGTGTCGGCGAACTTTACAGGCTCTCTAGAGAATATAACTTGAGCTACAAATTGTGTAGGTGTACCAGCGAAATGATCGGCATATAAATTAACCCATGTTTTGGCTGGTAAATTGATAGGGTTTTTGTTTTGTGACATAAGGTATCTCCTATAATTTACAAGATACCGTCCATTGTTTTAAAATTTAATTAATAATTTTTTAATTCAGTTCTTAATATTTTCCAAGAATAAGGAGCGTCTATCCCAATTCTAACATTTCCTCTTTCTGTTTTAACAAGCATTATCATACATATTTCATCATCATCCACATAAAATGATGACTCTTTCTCTATGTTAAAAAACTTTTCGTTTTTAAATTGTTTTATTTCCTTTTTATTATAATCAACTATTTTTATAATAAATTCAAATTTGTCACCAATATTTTTATTATATGTGACTATATATTTTATGTTTTTATCAGATGTAATGGATACGCTATGCTTGTTTTCATCTGATTTATAAGTCTTTCCATTTTTTACATAATTTTTAGGTTTACGATATAGCATACAAAACCCCATAATTTTTACTCCTTTAAACCTCAATCTCTCGTCTTGAACTTCTAGAGACTCTAATGTATTCGTGTGGTCTTCTACCTCTTGTGTTATTCCTTGCTCTTTTTTGCGGTAATATGCATAAAGTAATAACAAAAGTAATTTTTAGAATTTCCCTGATTTTTCTTTCAGTGTTCGTTATTTTATTTTTTAATTGTAATTTATCTAATGCCTTTCTTTCGTAATAAAAAACTTTGTCTAAATCAATGTTAAATTTTTTGGAAATTGTTTCGTGACTATCTCCTTTTGATAGTCTAACCATGACCTTTGTTTCCATTTCAGATAGTCCAATAAAAAAAATCATAATTATGCCATTTGCTCCAAGTTAGTAATTATGGAGTCAAGCATTTTAGCTCTTTCTTGATTGTAAAAATGTTTTGGGTCAGATTCTTTTGTTTGTCTTGCTATTTTTTTGATGGATGATTCCATGCGATAGATGTTAGCCATTTTTCTTTCAATGACATCAAAGTCATCAAATTCACCCTCGTGAAACGCAACTACTAACCTCGTACATTCATCTAATTGTTGAGAAGAACCAAAGATTTTTTTGAAGTTCTTGTAGTTGTTTAGAGCTATGATTGATTCATTTTTTAGAGTTTCTGTCTCTTGGTTTCTTATAACTTGCATTTTATACTTTCCCTTGTCGTATTGCTTTTAAAAAATGTTTAGGTGCTGAATACCCTCTACACCAATAATTGAACCCATTACTAACGCTATTTTTATCCAATTCTTTGATAGCCATTGGTGCATCAAAAAATTTCTAGCGTCTTCTAATCTTGCCATTTCAACATATTTTTCTAGCACTTCTAATCTGCTGGATATGCTTTCATTCATGTTTTGCTGGCTTTCTTCATTGAATTTATTTTTTTCGTCTTGAACCTTGATTGTGGTTACAAGGTCGCTAACCGTTTTAACTAAAATGTCAGTGTTATTGGTTAGCTTTTGCAAATCTTCTCTAAGCCTATCTATCATCAGCCTATTAACTTTTGCTTCAATTTGTGCGTTTAGAGAGTCATCGTCTTTCATTTCAATTTTTCCTTCCGTTGCTGTATCAGGTTAAATTATAACCCAAAACAGCAATTGTGATAAATTTTAGCAAAGTTGATCCATTTCATCGGCAATTAAATCCAATAACATGATTACATGGTATTCTTTTATTTCACGATGCCAAGGCATAGGGCTGTCGTTCTTATCCCAAATTGTGATAACTTCGTTATCTTCTTCTCTTGTAACTAATAATAACTCGATGTTACCCTCAAAATCCATTTCATAATCATATTGATAAACGTTGTCGTGGTCGATTTTTTGTAAGCTCATTTTGATTTCCTTTTTTCTTATTTGTATATACAAATTTACATGTTAGCCATTTACATGTCAACTATTTTTCCAAAAAAAAAGAGACTTTTTTAGAGTCTCAATTCTTTATTCTTTTTAACTATCATTTCATCAAATAATCTTTTACATTCACTTAATAAAAACGGTCTATATTTTTCATCAGGGTCATAAATAATAGTATCATTACTTATTTTTTTTATTAAGATACACAAGATGCCTTTTGTAAATTCAACATCTTCCCTGTAATTCCAATGGTTTAAAAGTTCTTGCCAAGTTTTTATTGAAACAGCCACACAAGTACCCCTACAAACGTTACTAAGTACGATATGATTATAAATAGCCATATTAATTTAGTTAAATTATCCATTTTTCAAACCCCTCGCCATATTTCTTTTAATAATCTTGGGTCAATACAAGTTGTGCCATCATGGTTGAAAATATAATGATCACTTTCAGATATAGAAATCTTGCCCTCTAAATCTCTGTTTTTTATTGAGGGAACATTGTAATTTATTTTCCCTATCTTTTTTGTGCCTTTCACATAATAAATATTTTTTATAATAATTACGTCAAATTTTTGCCTGATTGCTTCATCTTGCAATCTCCAAACAGCTTGCCTTATATCCATTTCTTTTGTGTGTGGTATTGTTCTTTTTATTTCATATTTACCAACTGCTCGAATTACATCTTTATAATGCCTTTCAAGATACAAATCGAATTCAAAATAGTGATAACTCATTTTTGTTTATCCTTATTTTTCTTTTTACTTTCTGCAAAACCATTAAAATGATAAAAATCTTTCCCAATTAATGTTTTCTTTTTAAAATTTTCAGATGGTTTTGTTTTATTCTTAAAAAATTCATCTGCTTTTGTTCTTGCTTCATCACTAATTATATTTATATGTTCAGGGTCGTAGCCTGTTATAAACTCTGCAAAATCCTCTTTCTTAACTTCTTCTAGGCATTTTTCTTCAATATCCACAAAATCACTTAACTTGCATAATTTTTCCCCCCATTCTGCAGTAATCTTGTATTCGCCTGAAATTTGAGAATTAAATTGATCACGAATTTTGTAATAAGTTTCCTCGCTACAATCATGGGATTCCGTGTCTCTCCAATGATGAAACATTGCCACCAATGCTTTGCTTTGCATCGTTTGTAATTCGCTAATATGCGTCATTTTCAATGGATCACCTATATCCATTAAATATTTTTTATCCTTATCAAATATATCTGCTAACTTAAACAAATCTAAAATAATATTCATTGTTTAATTCTCCAACCAATTATCATTTATTTTGTATATGTCGCATTGAATGTAAGAGTTAAATTCTTCCAAAACCCATTGATAAGTCGCTCTCTGCAACTTAATGCCCTCTAATTCTCTCCAAGAGTAAAACATGTTCCTAATGGCTCTACTTCGGTTTAATTTATTTGAAACCATAAAAGTATCTAAATCATCAATACAAGCACCTAAAACACCATGCTCTTTTATTAATCTTTCTTTCGTTCTTTCTTCTTTCTTATCAAACAAATCAACTAAGCTGTGTAACTCTAAAATAATATTCATTTTTTAAGCCTTTTAATTATGGGTTATTCTTCAATTCGGTAACAAGAGGATAAATCTTTGTAGTTTATCTTGAAAACTTTATCGCTTTCTAGGTCACACAGGAAAAGCCTAGATGTATTATTTTTAGGATTAACGTCTAATACTTCACGCACAACATATAACCCATTAATACCCATGCCACGCACTTTTTTATTTACATAACTTGCTAAACTCATTTTTAATTTTCTCCAGTTGATTAAAAAAAAGGGCAATTATTTGCCCTGTTGTTGAATTTCATATTCTTGGAAAGGATTAGATAAAAATTCCATGCGTCTTTCTTTAAGGAAAGCATTTAATTCTCTATCAGTCATTGCCATGTTATATTTGCCAAGCACTTCGCCAGTTGAAGTTTTTTGAGTGATTACGTGGAAGTTTACAAATTCATCTTCTTCGTAACTTGTTACATTAGTGATTGTTAGGTGGTTAGTGTAAAATTCATCAGCACCATGAAAGTTATCGCCAGTAATAAAAGTAATTAATTGTTCCATTTTGTAAGCCTTTTTTATATTTCGTTTCGATGTAACTAATATATAATTTGTATATACAAATTGCAACTACTTTTTATATTTTTTTTTAATATTTTGTAATTTTTTGTAATACATTATAAAGAGCTTTTTGTTCTTTATAGAATCCATCTTTTTCACATTCAACAAGTAATTTATTATAAGCCATATTAGGATAAATTTTTTTAACCCAATTCAAGTAGTGTGTATCAGATAAATCATTACATGCCATTATTCTTAAATTAGTCATTACTTTATTAAAACTTTCTGAATTTGTCATGATGTACGTCCTTTTTTTTGTGTGTGGTTGAGTAAGCCCTAAATGGGCTTTAGGTTATAATTTCCTTTGAACTAATATCCAATTGTCTTCCTTTTGTATTTTTTCATTGAAAATATCTATAAACTTTTCTAATGGCTCTAACTTTGTTTCTTTATATTCCATATTAGTCTCAACTAGATTTGCTGTAATTGTGTAAGTTACAAAATTATTTTTTATTAAATCAATTTCCAATTTATAAATCATTGTTGCGTGTGGTCGTTTCCAAACATCGTATTGCTTAAAAGGTAAATCATTTATATTCATTTTAATATCCTTGTATATGTATACATCTTTTCTTTTCGCCAGTTATTTTGTTTCCAGCAAATTGCCAACCAAACTCATAAAAATTTTTCATGAATTTCATAGAATTTTGATACCCATTGGATTCAATATCATCTGAAGCCATGCCACACAAATCTTCCTTTCTGCTTAAAGAATAAAATACATGCTCAATGTAATTTTTTGGCTTTATTTCCTTAATTTCTAAAATGAGCATAGTTCTAATATTTTCAGAGTTGTCATAACTTACAAACACATCTCCAACTTTTATGGGTAGCCTTTCGCCATTCTTTTTATAATTCATTTTTTTATCTCCAAGAGAAAGCCCCAAAGGGCTTTTATTTATAAGAATTTTTTATTATATTCGGCAATTTGTTTAGCTTCTTTTTCGATTGCTTCAAGGTTTGATTGTAATTTTTCATAAGAGTCATAAAATGAGTCCAGCACATCGTCCACATCATGATAACCAAATAAATCATCTCCATATCTGTCTTTTGCTTTCATCAAGATAGGGAAATTTTGTCTTGATAATCTGTAACAATAAGTTCTATCCATTTCACCATGTAAAGTTTTTAATAAAACTTGGTCATCTTTTTCATGCACTTCTTTATATCTAACATTAAAAATGTTTATAATGTCGTTTAGTTCGTGTTTCTCAATCAGGTTTTTGCCATTTCTGTCATATCCCTCAATAAAATGAGGTTTACCTGAACCTGTTAATGTGTACTTATAAAAAGAACCATTTTTCTCATAAAGTGTGCCACGAAAATGTTTATCTTTTTCTTCCTTTCGACTACGGTCTATAATCTTTTCGCTATCAGAGTAGGCAATCGTGTAGATAAATTGATAAGTAAATTTAGGCTCATTCTCAAACACTTTTGGAGTAAATATAGCTTTTTTCAATCGTCCATCTTCTTCTTTGAACTCATAATTGAAAGCACCTGTCTCAATTAATTTATCAATATCTTTTAGCGTTTCAGCTTCAAAATGGTTATATTCTTCGAAAGTAAAGAATTGTGTTCCTGTTTCAGTTTCGCCATTTTGGTGGTGCATTTTTACAATAATTGTCATTTTTTTAGTTCCTTTTTTTTGGTTGTTTTTGTATATACATTCGATATATTTCTAATATATATTTGTATATACAAAATTGCAAGCTTTTTTTAATAATCTATTTCATAAAATCCATTTTTTTGTAAATATTCGACAAATTTATATTTAACTTTTGTTAAAACTTGAGAGCCTTTTTCGTTGTGGTGGATATATGTAACCTTTGACATATAATCCAAGTCAGATAGCTTGTCATATTCAACTGAATGGAGATAAATTTTTTCACCTGTTCTGTAATTGTGCCAACCATTAGAAACATTACACTTTTTTAATTCTCTTATTGCGAACCTTAAAGCATCTATATGAGTTTCATCAACCAAGTGATCGTCCCCATAATCCAATTTAAGCTCCAAATCCTCTAAAACTTCCATAGCACCCTTATTAATTAATTGCATTTTAAAATCTCCCAGCTACCATTTTTTCGAAAACGTCATGCCTAACTTTTACAAATCTTTCTTTAAATGAACCAACTTTTTTATTTTCTTTTACATATTCGCCATGTTGATTAAAGAAACCAAGCACAATTTCCACATCATCTACATATTTTAGCAGTTGAAACCCAATTATTTTTTTCTCAACCTGATTTTGGATTATGTATTGTGCAAAGTTAAAGATTTCTGGAATTGTGTCAATTAATTGATGTTCAATATAAAGACCCTCGTTATCAATCATTTGCAGTAAATATTGTTCTCTCATTTTTTTATCCTAAATGTTATTTTGTATATACAAATAATGTATATACAATTTAGGCATTTGTAAAGCTGTTTTTTGTAATATTTTGTAATATTTTATAATGAATGTATAATTATAAAACAAATAATCAAAAAGGTGGCAAAATGAGTGACTTAACTATAGTTCAAAAGAAAAAAATCATAAATCATTCAATGGGTATTGAGGGAGGTTATTCAGATAACCCTAGTGATTCAGGTGGTCAAACAAAATATGGCATAACAGAATATACAGCAAGGAGACATGGTTATAAAGGTGATATGAAAGATTTGCCATATGATATAGCTTTTAAAATATATGAGGACGATTATTGGGACGAAATTATGGGCGATAAAATGGTTAACGTAAGCTTTCCTATTACTGCCAAATTATTTGATGCTGGAATCAATATTAGCCCACGCAGAATAATATCCATACTTCAAAGGTCTTTAAATTTATTAACAGAAAGCAAACTAACTGTAGATGGTGTTATCGGAAGTAAAACAATTAACTCTTTGCAAGATTATATGGATAAAAGAAATTCAGCTAAAACTTTGCTTAAATTAATAGATGGATTCCAAACCACTTATTACGCAGAATTAGCAGAAAAACGTCCTAAAGATAGGGCATTTATTTATGGTTGGATTAAAAACCGTATTAATGAAACATTAAAACTTTACTAGGAGAGTACAATGAATAATTTAGAATATTACTTTGCAACTGCTTGCATGATTGCCTATTTCCTTAGTCATATCATTGCAAACTTACCACCAAAGATTACAGAAAAAATTCCCAACTTTGTAATGGTTGTTATTAACTTACTTAGTGCCAACTACAACCATTCTAGCGATAATTCTAGAGATATTAAGGGAAATCCAAAGGTGGGCAAATAATGGGTATTGCAGAAACATTATCAAGGCTTATTAATGCCATATTAAATTTGATAAACAGGAAAAAAGCCGATGAAGCTCAAAAAGATCCAGTTGATTTTATTGCTGGGAACGATGATAAATCTAGCAAGTTGCACGAGTCCAACCAAAGTTTTGCCGACATTTCCAAAAAATCTGAAAGTGATAAAACTTAAAGGTGGTGGCATGTGCATGGATTCTGCAAGTGTGAAAAGGTTAGCAGATTTTAAGCTGAATTATGAGAACTTGTAAAATTATGTTAAAATGAAACTGCAAATTTTTATTTGTAAATTTCATTTTTTTTATAGCCTTTTTTAGCCAGTTTTCCTTATAACTGGCTTTTTTTTAATATCCAAATATTGTATTGGCTTTAAATCCTTTATTCTTCGCAATACTTTTATTTGCAAACTTCTGAAAGACCATTAATTTATGATTGTATGCAATTACAGGACTTCTACTATCAAGAATCTTTTTGATTCTTTCCTCTTGCTTGATAGTGTGCTTAGTCTTT